CTAACAACAGGACTAACAAGAGAAGAGATATTAAACGCCGACGCCGCAGAAGTAAAACAAGTTGGAGAAAAAGTTTTACAACTACTCACATCATCAAATAAGAAAGTAGAAATAACCTTTTACCATAACGAAGAAGAGTATGAGTTCCTTGATATAAACACATTATCATTTGGTCAATTCATAGACATAGATACGTTCTTATCCAAAGACGAAAATTATAGAAAACAAAACCTAAACGAACTCGCAGCATATCTTTATGTTGAGAAAGGAACAAAGTATGGAGAAAAAAACATACAACATAGAGTGAAGAAGATGGAAGATTTACCTATGAAGTATCTTGAGGGTGCAGTTTTTTTTTTATTGAATATAGCAAGAGCGTCAGACGAACTTACAAAGATTTATTCCAAGAGCAAGATGTTGAGAGTAATGATGAAAACAAAAATAGTTTTTCGTCTTATTGGGGTTGGTATTCGGCAATCAGCTCACTCTGTGAGAACAAGGTTTGGTTATTTAACGATGTGTCTTCTTTACCCCTTGCTCAGTGTCTCAATCATCTTTCCTTCATTATGGATTTTAATAAGGAACAAGAAAAAATAATGAAAGACCAACTAAACAAATGAGTAATCCACTTTATACTAACTTCAAACTTATACACGATGATTTCCAACAGATGGCAAATCTTCACAAACAAATCAATTCATTTGGTTTGGGAGATACTGACCAGTTGAGTTTTTGGACACAGATAAGAGACCATCAAGAGAACACTACATTTGAACCCCCTATCTTCCCGTTGTTGTATATCGTTCCTGGTAATTGTATCAATAGTTTAAGATACAAAACTTGGGAGTTTAATCTTGTTATGTTGGATATAGTGGATAGAGATTTAGCCAATCAGGTTGATGTATTGAGTGATACATTACAAATGTTACAAGATGTTTTAGCCCAATACAAACTATCGGTGCTTCCAACTTATGGTTGTTATAATACTTTCTACGACGTATTAGATACTGTTAGTATGACGCCGTTTATGGAAGATTATACTGACTTGAATAATGGTTGGACTGCACTTATGAAAGTCGTAACCACAACACCATTAGATAGATGTGCTGCGGCTTACAATACTTTTACAGGCACTCCAATCAACCACGATAGTATAAACTTTAAGACCTTCCACGATGATTTTAGATTGCTCGCAGACCACCACAAACAAATAAACTCATTTGGTTTTGGACAACAACAAGATTTAAGTTATTGGACTGAAAGTAGATTGAAACAAAACAATACAACGTTTGAGAGCCCCTTTTTTCCTTTGTTGTATGTAGTTCCTGGTGATGCTATACAAGTCATAAACGACGCAAGTAGTTATACCGAGTATGAGTTTAATGTTATTTGTATGGATATTATAGACCGAGACCTTGCTAATCAAGTTGATGTTCTTTCAGATACAAACCAGATATTAGATGATGTTGTGGGTCAGTTTAGATTGAGTGTAACCAATTCTCTTGGTTGTTTTAATGCGAAGTATTATTTAGACGACGAAGTAATCTATTATCCATTCTTGGAACAATACAGCGACTTATGTGGTGGTTGGAATGCGGTATTGAAAATAAAAGTTATGACGCCACTTGATAGATGTGCTGCGGCGTTTAGCGGTTTCACATAGTAGAAAAATATATTTATCATTATGAGATATACTATGACCGAAGCCGCACTACACCGAATAGGTAAGATGTGGGTTAGTATAATGAAAAAGAAAATTAGAAATAGTAAAAAGATTGCTACAGGTAATCTACTCAATAGTATTTCTTATAGTGTGGTTACTGCGAGTGATGGAGAACCTATACTACAAATCAATTACGCTGACTATTGGAAGTATGTTAATCAGGGTAGGAAGAAAAGAAATAATCAAAGACCAATAACTGCGGAGAACGGTGCTGTTCCAATCCCTGCGTTGATGGAATGGATTAGTATAAAGGGTATCAGAGGTAGAGATAAGAAAGGTAAGTTTATGGATACAACAAAACTTGCGTTTGCGATAAGAGCGTCAATATGGAGATACGGAATAAAACCAGCCAACTTTTTTGATAGGTCGGTTACAACACTTGAAAGTATGTTGAACCCAACAAAAATACCAACAGGAACTCCACCTGAATTGAGAGCGGAGTTGGAAAGGATATTTGAAGCCGCACGACAAGACATAAACATTATCATAGACAATATGATTACAAAAGAATTGAGTAAATGAGTTATACATTAGATGTTATACAAAAACCATTAGATGTAACAGAAAGTCATAGTGACCACACTTGGAATATCCGTATGAACTCTTATTCAGCATCAACTGATATAAGATTGGTTGTGGATATCTACCAAAACCCTTATGGTAATGAAATTGGTCCCAACAATACAACTGGCACAGAACAAGATACAAGGAGAGCGTGTAGATTACTTATACCTGTAAATGAATATGGTAATTGTATCTTCAACGTAGAAACTATTATTAGAAATCTCGTTACTGCGAATCCCCGCAACTCAACGATGATATACGATTTGACTGGTCCAAGTGCACAAACCAATCCTTACAACGTATATGTTCTTCAAGACAGCGGACTATCAATAACGGCTAATACATCACAAGCAACCATCAATAATGCGAGACAATCAACGGTGGCGTTCTCAAATGGTTTTAACGGTGGTTTTACGGGATTTGAGAACCTATTTCAGGTTAACGAATATAGATGTATATTTGGTGTTCAATATACAAATACGGGGGGGACAACCACGTTAGAAATAAACACAACCGACTACGATGTTTATAGTGGTTGGACAGGACAATCGTTAAATGTATTGAGTGCTGCGACGCAACCATACGGAGTAATGATATATCCTGGCGTTCAAGATAATAAACAATACGGAGTGAGTAATCTTTCCGCATTTACTTATTACTATTCAGGAACAAACCTTACTGGTGAATACAACTATCTCAATACAAGAGTATTCAACTATGCGATGAAGACCTCATCAGCACCATACAATCAGTATGGAGAGTTTATGGGAACGTTCGGCGATAAGACAATACCTATGACTGCGTTCGGGGGTGCTGTTCAACAAACAAGATATAGAACACACTACTATAATTGTCCTATTGTATTACCTTTTATGTATTCACAAAACCCACTTTACAATAATAGTGCGGTAGTGAATACAATAACTTATCTACAAAAGACACAAGGAAACGGACAAATGAATTACGATGTAGCACAAAGTGTTCCTATTAGTTTCACATCAGGTGCAACATATAATAGTTTCTTGGGACAACGAATCGCTTATGCGGTATTCAAACAAAACCCACTCTTCCTTGAACAAAGCGATGTTGCGATATTCGTTTCAAGTGGTAGTTGTGACCCAAGTGGTACGGATAGAGTTAGTGAGATAGTCCAATATAAGATGGTTGGTAAGGAGTGTTTCAATGACCCTTATAGTTTTCTGTTTATGAATAGACAGGGTTGTTGGGACACATATACATTTACAAAGAAGAACCAGAAAACGTTTGCACCGAATAGAAAAACTTATCAAAGCACAAAGTCTTTGAATACTACTTTATGGAATAGACAATCCTACGATAGTATAGAAAGTGTTTATTATGGGGTTGCTGATGAGTTATTTACATTTGATAGTGGATTTGTTTATGAGAACGATAGAGACATTATAGAACAAATGTTGATGTCTCCATACCTGTATATGATTGAAGACAATTACGCACCACAAACAAATCAAACACAAATATTCCCTTATCTAATTCCGTGTATAGTATTGAATAAGAGCGTGGAAGTATTCCAACAAAAATATCAACGTATATTCCAATACACACTTGAAGTTAAACAAACTCCTTATAGGAGATACGATTTACCTTACTAATGTCTTTACAGATTAGAACAACAATAGGAAATGAGATGGTCTTCTTGGACATCTACCAAGATGAACCTGTATTGTTGAGTTTATCTTTCGCGGAGATACAAAACATTACACAAAAAAACTCTGCGTATAGTCAGTCGTTTACTCTTCCAGGAACAAAACAGAACAACAAAGTATTTGATTATTATTATGATGTGAGTAGTGTTCCAACTAATTTCAATCCCAATACAAAGTTTCCCGCAATTCTAACTTGGGACGGACAAGAAATACTACAAGGTAATTTAAGATTGGAAAGTGTCACCACAACAAGAGACGAGATTACTTATGCCGTCACGTTCTATAACCAGATTGGAGATTTAGCCGCAAACATAGGGGATAAGTTTTTGGTAGATACAGACCTATCTCATTTATCACACCCATATACCGCAGATGTAATCGTGGAATCCCAATACGACCCTAACCTGTTTATGCTTACAGGTTCAACAAACTATTCCTATCAGAATGGTAAGACAATGTGGGGTCTCTATAACATTGGGTATAACTATATCTCGGGGGACAGCGTCAATTTTTTACAAACACCACTTGTTTATTTCACACCATTCAGTGGAGGAACTTATAGCCCACTAGAAGGTTATTTTGATTTCAGTGCAACTCCAGTATGGGATTATTATTTCAAACCAACAATTCAAGTTAAAGAGTTATACGAAAGTATTTGTAGAGATTCGGGATATGAAATAGTGAGTGATTTTTTTGATACTGCTTATTTCCAAAAGTTTATGTTGCCGTTAAAGTTTCTTGATGAAACACCTTATAGTCGTGGTGCCACCGAAGCGTGCTTTACTATCTTTGACGCAGAAATCCCCGCAGCATCCTATCTCAATTATGTTGTTCCATCAGGTAATACTCTTTGTAATACTTTGAACTTTCCAGTTACAACAACTGACTTTACAATACCAACAGTATACCCTGGTTCTTATACTTTCCGTTATACATTTGATATTATACCAACCCAAGATTGTAACCCACCAACTACTGTTCCAACTTTCTTTTTTGTTATCAACGATGGAACAACAGCAACTACTTTACTTTCAGACCAAGTGTGCGGTATAAGTGGTTACCCACAATCATATTCTTTTGAGTATGTCTTGAACACAACAGGAGATACATATGAGACATATTTTATTTTCGACTATTGTTATGTGACTGGTTATACACAAACATTAGTTGCACCTATCCCAAGATACTTAATTAGTGGAGCCACAGTAGATTACCAAGTAGAGTTTCCAAATAACGATTACAAACAAATTGACTTCATAACATCAGTCAATAGATATTTCAATCTTATAGTAGCACCTGAACCTAGTTATCCAAAGACAATGAGGGTAGAACCATTTGTTAATTT